TTTTTAGTCTATCTAATTCTGCCTGCATGTCTTTATATGCAACACTTGTTCTATCTTTAGAAGTTTCTGCACCAGTGTTGGCATTAGTAACAATATGAAATGTGCCAGTTACGGTTGTAACTTCATTTTGTTGAGAAAGGTTATATGTAATACGCGCGTCAGGTGTGGATTTAAACCTTGAACCATACATTAAACTAGCCATCATGTTATCAATAGGCATCTCAAACACCAGCATGTATTCATTGGATGACTTTAGCATTGTTCCGCTTTCTATTTTCCACTGAACAATCTTGTCCATTACTGCTTTCTTTTCTGCCTTTATCATAACTGTTGGGTTCTTTGATTGCTGCATGGATCCTTGCGTTGCACAGCCAGATAATGCTAATAATAAAATTATTAATATTTTTTTCATTGCTATCCCTTATTTAAAAAAATCTATTTTAGCGGTATGTCATTAAATATACTTGATATATGCGCGCCTGATAATACAAGGCTTACAACCCCTATAACGCAAACGGCAGTGGTTATAAAAGCACATATGGCTACAGCCCCATGTGTTTGTTTATTTATAATAACTTCTACCATTCTAGTGATGATATAAAAAGCGATCATAGTGCCTATTGTTGGAATCATTGTTTTTCTTTCGTCTTTGGCTTAACTGGAAGCGGATTAGATAATTTGTTATGAGGCATATCAAGGTTATACAAATTATTAGCAATGTTCAATACATCATCTTTATGGTCTGGGTTCATTCCACGAAAGAACATTAACAGTTGACGCTCAAATTCATTTTCAACATTTAGCGTATCGCCACCAAGCAATTTATCAATACTGCACTGTAAAGCCTCAGCTGCAATAATTGCATTTTCTCTTGATACCGTTCCGTATTTTATCCATTTAGTTACTGCAACATTGGAAACCCCAACCTTTTCAGCAAGCCAGCCCTGAGTTCTCTTTAACTCTTTGAGCCTGGTCTTTATATATTTTCCAATTGAATTTTCCATCTTTACATTTTAAATGACCAGTAATTTATAAAAAGTAACCCTAAGTTAAAATAACACTTGCACACATATTTAACCTGTGGTTAAATAATAGACATGGACAACACACAAAAATCATTTATATCAAAAGCAGCAGAGATAGTAGGCGGTATTTCTAGCCTTGCCAGTATCTGCGAAGTATCGCCACCAGCAGTTTTTAAGTGGATTGAAAAGAACAGAGCCCCTGCTGATCGTTGCATTCAAATTGAAAAAGCAACTAAAGGGCAGGTAACTAGATATCAACTTCGCCCTGATGTTTTCGGTATAAAAAAATAACTGACAACTGCATCTTAAACGGTGCGGTTTTTTTTACAAGTTTTGGACAGTCAACCATTGTCAACCATTAGCAAAGTGAGGCACAAAATGCAAAGAGAAATGCCATTTATAAGCAGTACAAGTCAGCCTGTAATGGTTGATGCGGCATTGTTATCGCATTGCAAAAACAGACTCGATGCAATTCGTCTGTGCGTACAGCTTTCAAACTTTTCAAATGAAGTTATCGCTGAACAGCTAACGATTGATAAAGGTCACTTTTCAAGAATTATGCAAGGCAAGGCACACTTTCCTGATGCTAAGAGCATTGAATTAATGATGCTGTGTGGCAACTACGCACCGATGCAATTTGAGGCTATGAAGTGCGGTTTTATTTTGCAGTTAGATAGCAAAGAAGCGCGTAAAGCTAAGTTGCTGGCAGAAATTCAAGCTTTGGATGTAGCAGCTTAATTTTTTTAAGCCATAACTAACAGCAAAATGATCTCGATTATGAAAAATAACATCAATGAAAAACTGCGTATGTTCGGCAGACCGCATAGAGGTGAATAAATGAATACACAAGCCAGCAGACTTTTAGAACACATGCGGCAAGGCAAAGCGATTGACCGATTAAGCGCACTGGTTGACTTAGGTGTGTTCGAGTTAAGCGCACGAATCATTGATTTACAGAACGCAGGTCATTCAATCAACAAAAAACGTAAGCAGATCATCAACAGATTCGGTGAGAAAGCCAGCGTTGTTGAATATTCATTAGGGAATAAAGCAAATGGCTAATCCATGGTTTCGCATGTATGGGGAGTTTGCAACAGACCCTAAGGTGCAAATGTTATCTGAAACAGATCAGCGAAGATTAACAATGCTTTTCTGCTTACGTTGTAACGGACATGTAACGTTACATGATGAAGAAGTAACGTTTTTGTTACGCATAAGTAACGATGAATGGATGGCAAGTAAAGCCTTGTTTGTTGCTAAAGGTTTCATTGATTCAGATAACGAAATACTCAATTGGGATAAAAGACAGTTTACCTCTGACACCTCTAAGAACCGCGTAGCTGCTTATCGTGAGCGTAAGAAACAATCAAGTAACGCAGATGTAACGTTACAGAAACAGAAAAGTAACGCTATAGATACAGATACAGATACAGATACAGAACATAAAAAACATATTACGCGCAAAGATAAATCTTTGGCGTTACCTGATTGGCTATCCAAAGAAGTTTGGTCTGAATTTAAAGCCATGAGAACAAAAATCCGTAAGCCATTAACCCCAGAGGCTGAAAGACTTTTATTTATAGACCTAGAAGTAATTAAGAAAAATGGTCATGACCCTATTGCTGCAATTAATAACTCAATAAAAAACAGTTGGCAGGGGATATTTGAGCCAAAACAGAATTTAAATACTGCAAAGCAAAAACCAAGCCGCATGGATATTTCGGGGATTGATTACAAAGCTGGCATTAATGCCGATGGGAGTTTTTAAATGATTACACACTCAGAAAAACCTTTTTTCCTAGACAGAAAAGAACGCGATGCAACTTGCGAAACTCACGGCAGTTATATCGAGAAAGGTTTTGCAATTAATGATAGCAAAACACATTGGTCAGGTTGTGAGGCTTGCAAAAAAATACTAATGGATCAAGAAGAAGAAAAGAGATTGCTGCGTAAGCGTTTAGAAGAGCAGGAGCGCATCGAGCATAGATTAAACAAGGCAGGTATTCCACTTCGCTTTAGAGATCGAACCATTGAAAGCTATATCGCTGATACGCCTGAAAAGAAATCGTCATTGACTATTGCGCGAGATTTCATTGAAAACTTTGATGAAAACTATAAATCAGGCATGACGCTTATATTTTCTGGCAAGGCTGGCACAGGTAAAAGCCATCTAGCAATCGCAATCGCACAGGCTGTAATGCCTAAGTACACAGCAATGTACATCAATGCCTTAGACGCTGTACGAATGATTCGTGACACCTGGCGCAGGGATTCCGAAAAATCAGAGCTAGAAATACTTGAAATGTTCGGAACTATCGGCTTGCTGGTGATTGATGAGGTTGGTGTTCAGTACGGAACTGAAAACGAACAGATGCTTATGTTTGACATTATAAACCGTAGATACCGCGATTCAATGCCAATGATTTTACTTACAAACTTAGGCACTCAAGGATTAAGCGAATACCTCACAGAACGCAGCTATGACCGCTTACGTGAAAATGGAAAATGGGTATCTTTTGAATGGGAAAGCTACCGCTCAAAGGTCAATAAATAATGTGGAAGCCTATCGACAAATGCCACTTAGAAAACTACGGCTGGACTATCACTAAAAGCCACGATCCAAAATCACTTTACCCATACGGATTATGGCAAGGCAACGTAAACAAGGGATTTTATGAAACGGCTGATGAGGCTAAAGCGAAATATGAGGAGCTAACAAAATGACCGATCAAAAAATATACTCAATTGAATATGAACGCGATGGATATATGTTCTCTATGCGCTTACTGGCAACGCTGGAAGAGGCAGAATTTCACGCTGACAGTCTAGGTCTAGGTGAGCCGGAAGAAGTCATAGCGCTTATTCCTGATATGCGAATGGGGCTTAACTGATGAAATTCCAACAGCGCGTTATTCGCTTAGTAGGCGATACGCAACGAGAAACTGCAATCGCCATGCTTAACAATCTGCCACTTGGTCACGGATTAGAGATAGTTGCTAGAGAAACACCGAAGGCACGTTCACTAGATCAGAATAATTTGCTATGGGCTGTGCTGACTGAAATATCCGAACAAGTATGGGCTGATAACAGACAGTTTAGTGCTGAATGCTGGCATGAATATTTCAAGAACTTAAACCTGCCGAACGGTGATGAAACCAACATCGCGGAACTGGTAAAAGACCCATTGCGCTATCAGAAATGGTCAATATTGCCAGATGGCAGCAGAACGCTAACAGGCAGCACAACGGACTTAACCAAGTATGGATTCAGCGAGTACATGGAGCAGTTATATAGCTTTGCAAGCCAACGCGGTGTGAGCTTTGCAGCTAGGGAGTACGAATGAAACTAAATAAACGTAAATGCAAAAACTGCGGTGCAGAGTTTAAAAAGATAACGCCATTGCATTGCCTATGCTCACCTAAATGTGCCATTGCTCACAGCAAGACTCTGGAAGTTAAACGCGAAAGAACTGAGGCCAGAATATCACGAGAAGAAAGACGCGAAAGATTACTGGCAATTAAACCTTTAACTAAATACGCACATGAAGCACAGGCAATATTTAATCAGTACATAAGGGAGCGTGATGAAAAATTACCATGTATTAGTTGTGGAAAACACCACGCAGGACAGTATCACGCAGGACATTATCGTACTAGAGGAAGCGCAGGCCATCTTAGATTTTCTGAGGACAATACACACAAACAGTGCGCTCCGTGTAACAACCATTTATCAGGAAATATCGTTAATTATCGCCCAAGACTTATTAAGAAAATAGGCATTGAACGAGTTGAAGCCTTAGAAAATAACAATCAAACACATAAGTGGACAAAAGAAGAACTGATCGAGATTAAGCAAGTTTACAAAGAGAAACTTAAAACTTTAAAACAACAAAAAGAAGGGGCATGACTATGGCAAGAGGTAATCACGCTGGAGTAAGCAGAGCTAAAGAAAGCTTTAAAACAATACTTGAAAAATTAGATGGCAGCTTAACCAGCGCCATTGATATTAAAGACTGGATTAATAGTTCAGACGTAACAGCTAGAAAGTACGTTGCAGTATTAAAAGAAACTGGAACAGTTGAGCATTGCATGGTTAAAGAGCCTAAGAACGGACAGAACTCTACACGCATTTTATCTAGTCGCGTTGATGTTACAGACGAGGTTTTGAATATGTTGCAGCAGTATATGTTTAAGAAATACGTTGATAAATATAAATATCACGATGACGAGGAAGAAGTCATTCATGAAAGTTCAGACTCCGCACGAGCGTTCAGGCTCTCAACTAATCTAAGCCAGCACTTTGTAGATAAGTTCAAAGCGCAAAACGAACAGGCAAGAGATGAGCGCAAATCACCTCGTGCTTATGCAGGAACATCAGCAGGTATGGTGTGGTAGATCATGCTTAAAGCCAACTCAGCAGAATGTAGACAGCCTACACCACTAAACGAGCAAGAAATACACAGAAAGGCTACTGACTTATGGCAATCAGGCAGACGTAAGGCATTGGTTGATATTTACGATATTAACGATAACGACTTCAAGCAGCAGGTTATTAACTACGCTGATAATAAATATGGGAAAGGCAAATAATGGAATTTGATACGCTAGAAACAACAAAGCAACGCCTAGAGAACTGGAAACGTGCGTTCCGTAACCATATCCATTATCGGGTAACTGCTTCGCTTGAGGGGCGATATAAATGCCCACAGTGTTGGGAAGAAAAGCAAGTAAACGCAGCCATTGATACCATAGACGCGCTAAAGGTTGAAAGGGCTGTAATACGGTTGCCAGCACTTAACAAAGCCATTATTAAGTACAACTACTTTGAACAGCATAAAAACTTGCAAGGCTGGTGCAGAAAGAATAAAGTACGTGCTGATGATTTTGAATTAGAGCTGGCACGTAGCATTCGCATGATCGACAACATACTGAGAAAAGGATAATAAAATTAAAAATATTTCAGATGGAAATTGGCATATAACAACTGTAAGCACAATAAATGGCTACGAGCATAAGATATATTCTGAACATTTATTAATTGGCGTTATTACGGTAGCACGAATCCTATGTGGGATTTTGTTGCTGGATCCAACGAGGGATTAGCGAATGCAAATTTTATAGTAAATGCAGCTAATGAATTTAATATAAAAAAATTAGAAGAAAACAAATGAAAACAACACTAATAATCGCAATATTGACGTTAGCCAGTTGCGCTACACCATACGCAACACACAGAGACGATCCACATTATCGCGTCACAGCTTCGCTTGAGGGGCGATATAAATGCCCACAGTGTTGGGAAGAAAAGCAAATAAACGCAGCCATTGATACCATTGACGCTTTAGCAGTTGAGCGCGTAGTTATCAGGTTACCGGATATTAACAAAGCCATACTGAAATACAGCTACTTTACGCCATATATAGCTTTGAATGGTTGGTGCAGAAAGAATCGCGTCAGGGCGGATCAGTTTGAGCTTGAATTGGCGCGAAGTATAAAGATGGTCGATAACCTACTCCGCTGATATAAGCTAAAATTATTTTACATTTATTGCAAATAAAGCTTGCATTGCTAAAACTATTTTAGTATTATAACTACATCAACAACGCAAACGGAGTAATAAAATGAACACAGAGCAAACGAAACAAGCAGCAAACATTATCGTAAATGAAGCATTTAATTTTTACGCTAATAAATTTAATGTAACAGTTGAACAAATCCACATTGCAATCGAATCTGGTAATAAGAAAGTAATTGAAGATATGGCTAAACTGTTTTCAATTGGCATGAGTGAGGCAACAGCAGTTTTAAATAAATAAAAGTTAAGCCCTTTGGGGCTTTTATAGGCTTATTATGAATATGGCTAAAACTTGGTTTATTGATTATGGAATGAAAAAAGGCCATGATAATAAAACTATCATTAATGCTTTAGATAATGGCTTCGTTGCACACGCAAAAAAGAACTGTAATGAAGTCGAAAAAAAATATATTGATGATTGTGTAATTTTTCAAAATAACCAGATTAACGAATTAAAAAAATGACCCCATCAGAACAATGCAAACAGGCAGGACTTAAAAGCCTTGCCGAAGCAGTCAGAATGACCGGAGTAAGTGAGCAGACGCTTATAAACTGGCATAAAAATAAGCCGCTATTATTTGCAGTAGTGGTTGCTGGATGCGTTAGTTTAAAAAATAACTAAATAAGCTAAATTATCGCTTTACATTATCTATATGTTGTGTTATTTTATGCATTACAATCTAATCAACCGTGAAAACGTGATAATTCAGGCGCTATGCCTGAGTTGTTGACTCCGGAAAGAATAGAATGGCTAAAGATTACATTGCTCGTTATAGAGAAAAATATCCTGATGATAATTTTATCAGTGATGATGATTTGATTAATACGCCTATTTACGCTTGCTTTGCTTTTCATGAATCTATTGTTGATTTTAGCAGTGCAATATCAAAAGCAGTAAATATAGACACAGAAAAAATTAATAGGTTTTTTAAGACAATTAAATAAATACAAGCTCACTATACGTGGGCTTTTTTTACGCCTATATGCTATATGCAAACAGCATACAAGAATCCTCGCTAAGAGGTCAGCGGCCCAAGAGCCGTGTGTTTGCGGTCACATTAAAAACCGCTCCATTACAGCCTATGCCACTTAACTGCTAGTACAGAGGAAAGCATGGGCTTTTTTATTTGCCTGATGACGCGCGTCTAAATTGGTGATGAATGCTAGGAAAGACTAGCATTTATACGCATGACGATTGAATAGTTCCCAAAAAGTCCGCTTTACCGTCGGAGCCATGTGGAAAATAAACGGTAGTCGTCAGCCGTATATGTTTACAGCCTTGACCAATGAACTGCTAATAGAGAGGCAAGTCAGGGCTAACTCATTCAGCCAGCTTGTACGCGAGCATTAACGCTGATAGCCATTACAGCTTAGTCCGATCAATTAAGCTAATCACAGTAAGTCTGAGCTGCTTGCGTGGCGAAAAGCTCTTATCTATTCAGGTGACACTATGTCAGAAATTATTAAGCTGCATAACATTAAATTGCAGTTAGTTAAGGCAGTTCAAGAGGCCGCTGATAACGATATGGAACGGATTGACCTATACGCTAAATTAATACTTGAGTTTAAAGAATCACATAAAGCAATAAGAGATAAAGGTTATGGCTGGACTGGATTAGGCTTATTAAAAACAATTATTCAAGAAGTTCCAGACGCAGAAAGCTAACTATGACTGACAACACAGCAACCAACGACATAACCAATGATCGCATAGTAACTAAACGCAGCACTACATACGCTGACAACTACGCAAATATAGACTTTAGCGTAAAGCTAGAACACATGAACGAACTATTAAAAGACCCTATTGATGGGTTTAATGATGAAAGCCAGCCAGTACCATAACCTATACAACACTAAGCAATGGCGCAGACTTAGATACTATCAGCTACTAAAGCAGCCATTGTGCAAGTTTTGTCATGACTTAGGCATTATCAGCAAGGCAAACATTGTTGACCACATACAACCGCATAAGGGTGACGAGACATTAATGTTTGATGAACACAATGTTCAGTCTTTGTGCAAGCAATGTCACGATAAAGTTAAAGCAACAATAGAACGTAAAGGTTACATGATTGGCTGTGATGCAAACGGCAATCCAGTTGATAGTAATTCACATTGGAATAAATAAGGACAACACATGGCTAAGCTAGATGCAAGCGTAACAGTTTCAGTTGAAAAGATTTACGCTGATGCGTTTAAACAGATGGCTAAACAATTAGAAGAGAATCATGGGTTATATATTACTTGCGTTGAGTTTGATTGGATAACATTACCAAAAATTGGTGGAAAGATAAAACATTTACATAAGGTTAGAGTGGTAACAGAATCATATTAACGCCATATAACGCATTAACATAGCAACATATACACAGGTATTAAATACAAATTATCTCAAGCCATAGACGCTTTAAATGCGTTGCAATGGTACGGGGGAGTATTAAAAGTAAAAGGCTATATGCCTAAATACCGTGCGTAACCCTTTCTTTTCATAAACATCCACAAAAAAGGTTTTCATTTAACATAATATGGCTAAACGAGGTCGTCAATCTGCTGCATCACTAACGATGAGCAGGGGGATTGGTTTATCCATTGAAAACAGATTGCCAGTGCCATTAAGTTTATCTGATGCTGAAATCGCAGTATGGAATGAAGTTGTAAGTGACCAGCCAGCAAGTGCATTCACAGCTACTCATGCGCCTATTCTAGAGATGTATTGCAGACACGTTGTAAACAATCGCGTACTGGCTGTTGAACTGATTAACTTTGATCGCTCATGGCTTGCTGATGATGATGGCTTAAAGCGTTATGACAAACTGCTTGCAATGAGTGAGCGTGAAAGTCGTGCGGCCTCATCATTGGCGACAAGGTTACGCATTACGCGCCAAGCAATTGACCATAACACTGCTGGCAACCTAATTAAGAATCAAGCAAGAACTAAGAAGCCGTGGGAACTTGCAACTATTGAGCAAGATGACTAAGGCACTAACGCGCGGTGAGCAAAATATTGCATGGATTGAATCTTACGCAAGAATCCCAGAGGGTAAGTTTGTAGGGCAGCCGGTCAAGCTTCTTAAATTCCAGCGCGATATTATCAAGGGAATATACGATAGTCCAACAAGACGAGCAGTGATTACTTTCGGCAGGAAGAATGCCAAAACTACATTAAGCGCATTTCTTTTACTGCTTCACCTATGTGGGCCAGAAGCTAAAGCTAACAGTCAGCTATACAGCGCAGCACAAAGCCGTGAACAGGCGGCAATTCTATTCTCACTGGCTGCAAAGATAGTCAGGTTATCGCCTGAATTATCTGATTATGTAGGCATACGCGACACAGCAAAGCAGCTTTACTGTCAAGAACTAGGCACTTTATACCGTGCATTATCTGCTGAGGCTTCAACAGCTTACGGTCTTAGTCCTATTTTTACCGTACATGATGAACTTGGACAGGTGAGAGGCTCACGTTCTGAGCTATACGAAGCACTAGAAACAGCATCGGCAGCACAGGAGCAGCCATTATCTATCGTGATTAGTACGCAAGCCGCAAAGCCTGATGACCTACTGTCTATATTGATTGATGATTGTATCGCGGCTAATGACCCATTGCAGAAGCTTTGGATGTACTCAGCACCAGTTGACCTAGACCCATTCAGCGAAGAAGCAATCAGGGCGGCTAATCCTGCTTTCGATTACTTCATGAATAAAGAAGAAGTATTAGCACAGGCGCAGAACGCAAAGCGTATGCCCAGCAGCGAATCATCGTACCGCAACCTAATTTTAAATCAGCGCGTAGAAGCAAGTAACCCATTCGTATCACGTAGCACATGGCTAGAGAATGGCGAACAGCCGCAAGAACTTGAGGGCTTGCGCGTATGGGGTGGCCTCGACTTATCCAGCGTATCAGACTTAACCGCATTGGTGCTAGTCAGCGAGGATGGTGATGTGCATTCTCGTTTCTGGTTGCCAGAAGATGGGCTAGTCGAGAAATCTCGCAGTGATCGAGTGCCATACGATATATGGGCAAGCGAGGGCTATCTACTGACGACACCTGGTCGCAGCATTGAATATGACTTTATTGCACATGAACTGCGTGATCTGTTTGATCTATGTGATGTTCAGTCAATCGCGTTTGACCGATACAACATGAAATTTTTAAAGCCATGCTTAGAACGTGCAGGGTTCAGTGATGAAGAAATGGAAAAGTTTGTAGAGTTTGGACAGGGCTTTATATCAATGTCACCAGCTATCCGCGAACTTGAATCAAAGCTACTACAGAAACAACTTAAACACGGCAATCATCCAGTATTAACTATGTGCGCGGCTAACGCGATCACGGTCAATGACCCTGCTGGAAACCGTAAATTTACTAAACAAAAAAGTACAGGAAGGATTGACGGTATGCAAGCACTAG